ATTCGTGAAAGTATGATACCGCTAATTCGCGTAACAATTTTAGAAGCATTCCGAAAGTACATAGAGCAAAGCGATTATGCCAACTATGAGATAACGGAGCAATCCGTTATTGACAGTATAACAGGCAAGTTCACGGGTAATGTGTATACAAAAATTGGACAGGCATTTCATAAAATAGTGGAAGAAGGTACACCGAAATGTGATAAAGTAGATGCAGGAGAACGTACCTTCCTCCATTATAATAAAGAACAAAAAGAGCCTGTTCCTTGTGGTAGATCCTTTGACATTGAAGGTGATAAAGTGATTATGGATATTGCACAATGCAAGACCGCGCTTTCCTATCGTAACGAATACCCGAATGCTTTTCATGAGATAAGACTGTATAAGGATTTTGGAGATGCTATTATAACAGGATGTGCCGATATGGTGAATGGTGTGGAGATCAGGGACATTAAGACTAAATATTCTTATCCTACCGATGCCGATTACATCAATTCTTGCCAATGGCGATTTTATCTCCAGCTATTCAATTTAGACGTGTTTCACTTTGACTTGTTCATCTTTGAAGGATACGACAAAGATAAGCATGGATATGATGTCAGAGGACTTCCATTGAAACGCTATGAGCCTGCTATTACATGTTATCGTTATGATGGTATGGAGCAGGATAATATGAATCTATTACACTCTTTTTTAGAGTGGGTAGAATACAGAGATTTAACCAAGTATTTATTAAAAGAAAAAATAGAAAATTAATTATGGCAATTTTAAGTGGTTCTATCTGTCTCTCTGATATACCTCGTGAGCAGATGAAGAAAATTAAGTGTAAAGATGGAGTTGAAAGAATCTATGTGAATGTGGCTGTTATCGAGCGCAGAGAGAAATCCCAGTTTGGGCATACGCATTTCATCACTTGTTCCCCTAAAAAGGAGGAACGGGTAGAAGGAAGGAACTATATCTGCGGGGACCTCAAAGAGTTTATACCTCAGAATACATCACCCACCCCAGAGGATATAAATAATGCTCCTAGCGTGTCGGATAATGATCTAGATTTGCCCTTCTGATGAAGTACGATGGCTCTAATCCTCTCCACGTCCAGCAGGCAAGAGCGAAGCTGGAGAAGTTGATAAAGGAACAGAAGGTGTTTGAATTGACGGAAAAGAAACCGCAAAGATCTTTAAATCAGAACAAATACCTTCATGTCTGCCTTGCTTATTTCGGTTGCCAAATCGGTGAAACGATGGAATATGTAAAGCGGAACTATTACAAGATTCTCTGCAACAAAGACACTTTCGTCCGTGAGAGAGAAGACAAGTTTTTGGGTCGGATAAAGTATCTACGAAGTTCTTCTGATCTTGACAGCGCGGAGATGAGCCGGTTTCGGAATTTTTCGAGTGCCCAATGTGGCATATATATCCCATCTCCAGACGAAGAACGTTTGATTCAGTTGATGGAGATAGAGGTCGAACAAAACAAATTTCATATCTGAAACAATGATTATACGAATTAGTGCCTTTATCATTATGGCAATATCTTTCTTGATAAATTGTTTTATAAGAATGACAGTGATAATTATATGGCTATCCTGTTACAAATAATAGTATGGCTGATGTTGATATATGCTGAACTTTGCGATATAGAATCGCTCCTTTAGGTTATTATCATGAAACTTACTTTGACAAAACAAGAAGTGCTTCTCATCCAGTTACTTCTTCATATTTATAAAAACGAGTTGCCCGATGACGGAACAGAGAAGCATGGACGTTTTGTCGGGAAGCTGTACAAGAAAATCAAAAGACAAGTTATTAATCAATTAAAGCAATAAAATTATGGAATCGAATATTTCGCGCGATCATATTGCGCTTGAAGCAATGAAGTGCATAATGATGGGAGCAAAACGCAGAAGAACTTTATGGAATAGAATTGTAACATTGTTTTTCCCATCCAAAGAAGTTAGTATTACAAACTACAACTCTGAAAAACAGGCTAAAGCAGCTTATCAGATAGCTGATGCAATGATTAAGGAACGTAATAAGACAAAGGAGGAATGATTATGATGCACACATGGTTTGAGGTAAAGATTAGATACGAAAAAGTAATGGAAAACGGCATGAACAAAAAAGTAACGGAACCCTATTTATTTGATTCTTTATCTTTTACAGAAAGCGAAGGAAGATGTATTGAGGAAATGACACCGTTTATCAGCGGTGAGTTTACTGTTTCTGACATAAAACGTGCCAACTATTCTGAGATATTTTTCTCAGATGAAGAATCGGCTGACAGGTATTTTAAATGCAAGTTATACTTTATCACATTGGATGAAAAAACTGGTGCGGAAAAGAAAACATCCACAAACATTCTTGTTCAAGCAGCCGACTTGAGAGATGCAGTCAAGAAACTGGATAAAGGAATGAAAGGCACAATGGCAGACTACGTGATTGCTTCGGTAGCGGAAACTGCTATTATGGATGTTTATCCATACGAAGCGAAAGATAAATCTGAGTTCCCTAATGCTTAAAAATTAACTGATATGGAAGAGTTTATTTCAGATTGGTTCATTCCTATGGATTTCGGTAATGATATGCCGGACGAAGATCCTAACGGTGAGGATAATTTCAATTTTGAATGAATATGGAAAAGAAATTTGAGCTAACAGATAACTTTATAATCAATGCTTTTGGAGTGAAGTTATTCCAAATCAAGTGTACAAAGTCTTTCAAATATGCCAAGGAAGGTGATTTGGGAGGATATGTTGAGAAAGATGAGAACTTAGACCAAGAAAGCGATGCTTGGGTGTCCGGCAATGCTGAGGTGTCCGGCGATGCTTGGGTGTCCGGCAATGCTGAGGTGTCCGGCGATGCTTGGGTGTCCGGCAATGCTCGGGTGGCCGGCAATGCTTGGGTGTACGGCAATGCTGAGGTGTCCGGCGATGCTTGGGTGTCCGGCAATGCTGAGGTGTACGGCGATGCTTGGGTGTCCGGCAATGCTGAGGTGTCCGGCGATGCTTGGGTGTCCGGCAATGCTGAGGTGTCCGGCAATGCTCGGGTGTACGGCTATGCTGAGGTGGCCGGCAATGCTCGGGTGGCCGGCAATGCTCGGGTGGCCGGCAATGCTTGGGTGTACGGCTATGCTGAGATAGACAACAATAATAAACATTGCGGATTTGACTGTTTCGGTTCTGCCAACCGCCACCCCATGCCTACCTGACAAAAGAAAACAAAGTGGAAATAACATGCGGATGCTTCCGTGGGAGTATTGAAGAGTTTGAAAAGAGAGTGGAAGAAACCCATTCGGGCACAATCTATGAGAAGCAGTATAAAGCCATCATCGATGTTATCAAAATTAAATTTGGGTTGACTGATTTGATATAGATTCATTTGCTTATAAACTTTATGCCTGCTCGGTCTGTGAAGATAGAGTTGGCGAACATGGGATAAAATGGTCATAGGGTGCTAAGACTAATGAATGGAAATTTCAAGTGTACATAGAAATGGAAGTCATCAAGACCGTAGCTGAGAGTAATACATTTGTTGAGTAGTTTAAAGATCGTAGGATAGCCAATCTACGGACGAAAGCGAGAAATCAGACGATACTTGTGTAGGTTCGACTCCTGCTTATCCCTCATAAATGTGAGCCACACATAAATGGCAAGGGTTAGTAAAGAATGGTTGTGCCCCGGAGAATACGCTTCGGGGCTTTAATTAAAAGAATAACATGGAAACAAAAGAAATTACTAAGACTGTTTACATCGCATATGATGGGGAGGAGTTTCTTTCAAAAGAGGATTGTGAAAAATATGAGAATTTTGCAAAAAAAACACTTTCACGTATTAAATATTTCTGTATCAGATGTAATCCGGATTTGACAGAAACAGGGAATTTTACACATAAGATATATGTAGCAGTATTCTCCAAACATTACTTTTATAGAGATATTGCTTTTGAGTGGGCATTACGTAAATTCGGTTATTTAGGAGTAAGTGTACAAGGATATGGCTTTCAGACACATTTTTGTGTAAGTGAAGTTTCTAAAGAAGAATATGAAAAGTGTCCACCCACCGAATGGGGAGGATCAAATTTAAAAAGTGATAAGATATTCCTCAGCCCTATATTGGTAGAAGGATTTCCTGAAAACATTGACTACATGAAAGAATGGGGATTTAAATAATGCCGTACTACATAAACAAATAATAATTATGACATACGAAGAGATGAAATCCAAGGCTTGTGTGGCAAGCAGCCGTAGTAAGCCCAAAAATGAAGAGCATAAAATACAATGTTCTTGTGTTAGATATTTCCGTTTAAAATATCCCCATCTCAGAAATATGCTGTTTGCTGTTCCTAATGCGGCAAGACGTTCTGCAAGGAACGGAGCTTATATGAAAGATGAAGGTATGCTTCCCGGAGTCGCAGACCTGATACTTCTTAAGAGCAATCGTTTCTATGGAGCTTTGTGTGTGGAAATGAAAAAGCCGGGAGAATACCAAAGACCGGTCCAAAAAGAATGGCAAAAGGAATGTGAGGCAAATGGTAACAAATACATCGTTGTTCGGTCATTAGACGAGTTTATTAAAGTGGTGGATAATTATTTGAAAGACATATAATGTATGCTTGATTTTAAATAAATCGCTCTTTGACATTTTGTTTTCAGCTTGTAGAATAATGATGTAAATGTTTTTGGCACTTACGCTTTTTATGTATCATCAAGATACGGAAAACTGTGAAGTTATGCTGTATCTTCGTAAGAGGGGCGTATTTGCACCTCTCTTTTTTTTCTTAAAAATGGCTCTCTAAGTGTCACTTTTGAAAATTATCCGTATATTTGCAGTGCATTGGGTTGTACTTATTAAATTTAGAATTAATCAGAGGATTAAGATATAGAAAGCTGTGTAGGCCACAACCCC